CTGTCGAGGCATAACCCGCCGGCCGCTGGCCCGCCAACGTAATCCACGACGGCAGCGATGAGGTGCTGGAGGGGTTTCCGGTGACACATGCTCCAGGGACAAGTGGGGGCGGTAAGCACTGGCGAGGGGGCCTTGATAATAGCACACCGAGCCAGACGCCATCATTTACGGACACAGGCTCCGCCGCCCGCTTTTTTCAGTGCTGCCCATCGGACTTGACTTGCGTTCTTTGCGGTTTGACTTTGGATATAAGTTGTGGTATAATAAACGAAACGCAACTACAACCAAAGGAGCCAAGTTCATGCGATGCCCAGTCTGCAAAAAACAGTTCAAGCCCAAGCGGAAGTCAAGCCAGTTCTGTAGCCACGTCTGTGCAGGGAAAGCCACTGCCGCCAAAAGAGGACAAACAGGACAAGTCACCCACACTTGCAAGCAATGCGGAAAGCAGTTCGAGGAATACATCAGCAATAAGCGAACCTACTGTAGTGAGGAATGCGGGCACAAGTCACAGCGAACAGTTCGCCCAAAATGTAAAATCTGCGGCGAGCCTGTGCGACACATGCACAACCGTTATTGTTCGCGAGCTTGTCGAGGCAAAGACAGCCATGCACAACGGCGGGGGATTACAAGCTATTCTGGATTGTATGCCCGTCTCAAGAAAATGTATCCCAATCCAGGGCCTTGTGTGCTTTGTGGAGAAATGGGAGAGCATCGACATCATCCCGACTACCAAAAGCCTTACGAGATTATTTGGTTGTGTGCATCATGCCACCAACGATTGCACCCCAAAAACCGAAAGGTCCGCACCAAGCCGATTTGCATACCACGCTAAAAGTTCCAGGCTCGAAAGGAATATGGGCTGCGAGGGGCTGGTGGCGAAGGAGCGCACAACACAAGGCCGTGACATAGTTCGGAAGATAGATCGGCGTGATGGAAAGGGTAAGGTCTCTGTAAACGCACAAATCAGACCGAGTACCAACCACCACCCCACAGTAAAGTCCCTCGCCCTCACGAAATACCTAGCCACCCTCTGCCTACCACCCAAACGCGACACGCCCCGCCGTATCTTAGTACCATTCTCCGGCAGCGGCTCGGAAATGATAGGCTGCCTGCTCGCCGGCTGGGATCGTGTTTTGGGAGTTGAGAATGATGTGAAACGTGGTTACGTTACAATAGCAAAAGCCCGTCTTGTTTGGTGGCAGAAGCAAATCGAAAGACATGGCTTGGTTGAGCCGGGTGAGTTGCTCGGTGAGGTTGCACCGACAGCCAAGAAACGAAAAGGAGGGTTTGGTTTATGAGTGAAGAACTTCCAATCAAACACAACTCGCCGATGTCCGATGAAACAATGGGTGCTGTTGAGAACAATCTGAATATCTGCCCCGCCAAGCAGTCGTGGGAGATGAGCCGATCTGAATACCTGGATTCTCAATTGGGTGTGCCAGACAGCAGGGGACGAAAAATTGGACATCCAGTTGCAGTTCAATATGAGGATATGAAGCACAAGGCCAGTGTGCGAGGAGCATTGAAAGCTGGCAAACCGGTCCCGGCTGCCGTGCTGGCCGAGTACCCCGACCTGGCACCCAAGTCCGTCCCGTTGAAGGGCGAGTATCGGGCGAAACCGCCGACGCCCGAGACCCTTGCATTCGACCCGGACTTGAAGATAATCAAGCCGAAGAACGTAACAGATCGAGGCTTGGTATCCTATTTGCAGAGGGAAAGTAATAGTTGGGATTTTGTTCAGACAGCCAAGGATAGTGGTCTTGTCACGGACGGAAAGATGTTGTTTTTCGCCACCAATAAGGATATTGCCGCGTTGGCTAAAGTGCCCGATGACAAAGATGCAAGGACTATGCCAACAAACCAAATGGAGAAGGTATTTGCAAACTACGTTAAGGATGACTATGTAAAAGCGAAGGTGGTTGGTGCGAGAAAGACGGGACCGTATGGTGATGATGGCGGAATTGTTGGTGATGCCTACATGCTTGAAAGCGGCAACGACAATAGAACGGCCGTGGATGCAAAGTTTTTGCGGACTATCCAAACCCGCTATCTCGGAGCGGACATCCTTATTCACTGTAAGTTGCCTGGTGAGACAGCAATAATGCTTGAGTTGCATGGTAAGATCGTTGGTGTTATTATGCCCCTGATGCAGAAGTCGTATTTTTGTTTGCTACCTAAACGTGATACCCAACGAAAAGGAGGGTTTGGATTATGAATGAAGAACTACCGATCAAGTACAGACCGACAGAGTTCAAGGATGTGGTGGGCCAGTCAGCAGCGGTTTCCCAGATTCGGGATTGGGGAAAGCGGAAGGCAGTCCCGAGGTTCATCTTGTTTACTGGGGCGAGCGGATGTTTGGAGGGGTCTACTGTTATTTACGATCCATCTGATGGGACATCTTTAACTATTCGTGAGAGATGTGATCTTGGCGTTTCTTTTCATGTGCTTTCTTTGGACGTGGATAACAAGGTGGTAGTTGCCCTAGCGATGCCACCGGTCCGCTATTCTCCAGATCGTTTGTTTCGTGTAGAAACTTCTGAATCAGTTGTTTGCGTAACGAACGAACACCTGTTCCTCTCTTTGTCTGGTGAGTACCTTTCATTGAAGGAACTTTGCGAGCGGCGATTTTCCGACGTCCCTCTTTTGTCCAGTTGGGGCATTTTCCAAGAAGTTCAACACCGAGATGTTCACCGTTGGAAGCGAATAGGATTAGATTGCCAAGATCATTGTTCTGCTTATTCTTATCCTTATGGTGAATCACCTCTTTCGGAGTCAAAAGTCTTCCAAGAAACTGTTCCATTACAAGTCGATGTTCAAGAACATAACAACCATGAGCTTGTGGGTGTAGAGGCATGTGGATTTGGACATAGCCGTCAGCATCGATTCGACGCCCACCTTTCCATGCCGGATTGTTGGAACCGACCCCTACAAAACCCTGTGGACGAATTGGTGTCTTTGTTGCCAGTAAAGAGTTCTTTATTTGACGACGTCCCGTTTCAAAGAATTGGGCAATTTCTCTCTGGGACTTCCCAGATTGATACAGTTTTGCAATCATCAAATCCCGACGATTATTGCGGGGACGTGGTTTGCGAGGATAAACTCCCTTTGGCATGCTTTTCTCCTTTTGAAGGGCCCACAACCTCTAGTACCATTATACAACGAGTGGTAGAGATTGGCCAGGGGGAATACTTTGATTTTCATGTGCCATTTACCGAGAATTATTGGGCAGGAGGTTTATGGAATCACAATTGTGGCAAAACTACGTTGGCCCGCATCCTGCGGACCAAGATGAAGTGTTCCAACCGGGACTTCCGGGAGATCAATGCCGCTGAGTATCGTGGCATCGACATGGTTCGTGATATCAAGCAGAACATGGGTTACACCCCAATGGGTGGAAAGGTTCGTGTCTGGTTGGTGGACGAAGCTCATAAACTTACTCCAGATGCCCAGGGTGCTTTCCTGAAGGAGTTGGAGGATGGTGCCCCGAAGCATGCTTACTTCATGTTTGCCACCACCGATCCACAGAAGTTGTTGAAGACGATCCGCACCAGGGCCACCGAGGTCAAGGTTCAGCCGGTCAAGAACAAGGACATGTTTGAGCTGTTGAACCGAACCTGTCTGGCAGAAGGGATTGACGATTTCTCTGAAGAAGTCCTTGACAAGATCGTGGAGGTTTCCGAGAACAGCCCTCGCAAGGCCTTGGTGGTACTCAATCAGGTGATTGGTCTAAGTGAGGATGAGCAGTTGGACGCGGTGAAGGGTTCCGTGGCCGAGACAGAGGCAATCGAACTTTGTCGGGTGCTGATGAAAACCAATGCCAGTTGGTCCCAAGTGACTGCCGTGCTCAAGGGAATTGAAGATTTGAACGGTCAAGCTGAAAGTATACGGTGGATGGTCATTTCATACATGAGCAGCGTTGCTTTGGGAAGCAATCCAGCCAGGGCAATTCGGATCATCGAGGCTTTTCAGGACAACTTTTATGACAGCAAGCGTGCGGGACTCATTTCAGCGTGCTTTGAAGTTGTGAATGGTTGAAAATGGCAATTGGTATAATAGGGTCAGGAGGAAAGGAGAACGTGATGAAAGCGAAGATACGTTATGGTTTGTCGCGAACTATCAACTTGGGCAGCTATGAGTCGGCAAAGGTTGATGTTGCTTTGGAATTGGTCTGCGATCAGGATGATGAAGCTAGTTTGGACACCAGTTTTGAAAAGGCCAAGGACTGGGTTGATGCGAAGATTAAAGAAGAAGAAATGAGGTGGAAGACATGAAACCTTTCAGAATCGAAATCGACAAGCATCGGCTGGATGAGGAATGGGTTGAGCAACCTGTGCTCTACCACCAGCACGCCGTGGCAGTCGTCGAGGCCCGGGCAGTGTGGGAACAAGCCAAGGCCAGGCTCGAAGTAATCAAGGCCGAATTCGACATCGAGATCCGTCGCGATCCGGAGGCTTATGAGTTGCCGAAAGTCACCGAGACTATCATTGCCTCTGCGGTGACGTCGCAGAAGCTGGTGAAGGACGCAGTGGCTGCCGTCATCAAGGCCAGAGAAGAGGTGGGCATTCTGGAGGCTGCCGTGAGTGCTTTGGAGCATCGAAAGAAGGCTCTGGAGAAACTTGTGGAGTTGAGCACTAGAGACTACTACAGCGAACCCAAGGCGAAGGGTGAAGTGATGGAAGAGGTGGAGAAGAGGTCCATTCGCCGGAAGGGTCGAAGAAAGAAGAACGGTGACTGATATGGCAACAGCGGCAACAGTGATTGTATGGGTGATTGTGATGGTGGTGTTTGTATTAGCATACCCTTTTGCAGTCATTTGGACTGCGAAAATGGCAGCGTGGGGTTGGTGTAGAGGACAACAGCTTTTTCATATAAACAAGGAGAAACAAGATGGCGACGCGACAGAAGAAGAAACAGAAACGACGGGAGAGGGTTTCAGCCAAAAGAAGGGTTGATGACCATGCCGTTGGCGGGGGCAGCAATTATCTTCAAGTCCCCGATGGTTACTCGTTTATGACGGTCAAGGCGAAGAAGTACCGCTTGGATTTCAGGTCGTACAAAGTAGGCAAGGGCAACCCCTTCGCCGATGAAGGTGATTTGCATTACGAGCGGACGTTCTGGGTTCACCGTGACATTGGTCCGAACAAGGAGTGGCATCTGTGTGCCGCCAAGACGCTCAATCAGCCTTGCCCTGTTTGTGAGTACCGAGCGAAGTTAGCGAAGGATCCGAACTCTGACGAAGGAATGATTAAGGATCTGGCTCCCAAGGAAAGGCAGCTGTGGTTGCCGGTTGATCTTGGAGCCGACGATGACGAGAAGCTGATTTGGGAGTTCTCCTACCACTTGTTCGGCAAGCAGCTCGACAAGAAGATCAAGTCGGGCGACGATGAGGATGAGTATGAGTTCTTCGCAGATCCCGAAGATGGCTTGACACTGCGAGTTGTCTTCGATCAATCGGAGCATGGCAAGTGGGTTGAGGCGAGTGACATCGAGTTCAAGAAGCGTCACGACCAGTATGACGCCGAGGATTGTGATGGACTTCCTTGTCTCGACGATCTTTTGGTGGCAACACCTTATGAAAAGCTCAAGGCCCTGTTCCTTCAGACTGATGAGGCCGATGACGACGACGACGACGATGAGAAGCCGAAGCGTCGTAAGTCAAAGCCGAAGTCCAAGCCCAAGAAGGAGCCGGAACCGGAGCCGGAGCCAGAAGAAGATGAGGATGACGACGACGACGTCCCTTTTGACGAAGAAGATGATCCCGAGGACGACGATCCCGAGGACGACGATCCCGATGACGATGAACCCCTAACGGCCGAGGATGCCGGGCTTGAAGAGGGCGACACTGTCACCTATGAGAGTGGATCGGTTGAGATCGTTCGTATCTCCGGTGATGGCACCAGCCTGACGCTTGTGGATGATGAAGGAGACCAGTTCAAGGGTGTCGGTTGTGATGAGGTTGAGAAGGTCAAGCCCAAGAAGAAGCCGAAGAAAGGCAAACCCGAGAAGAAGAATCCCGAGAAGAAGGGCAAGCCGAAGAAGGGCAAGCCGAAGAAGGGCAAGCCGAAGAAGGGCAAGTCCAAGGACGGCGACACCGATGATGAGGAAGAGGAAGAGTGGGACAACGATTGGTAGGTTGCCTCCGGGTGTAGTGCCCGGCTGGTTGCTGAGCTGGGGGTGGGTTTTCCCCTTTTCCCCACCCCCAGCTGTTTTTCAATTATGGTAGACATCAACAATATAAGACGAACGATGGCAAAGAAGAAAACAAAAAAAACTAAGGCAAGGCCAAGACCGGTGTTGAGTTCTGGGTCAACTGTTCTGAATCTTGCCATATCGGGAAAGCCCAACGCGGCATTGGAGCCCGGTGATTATATGTATTTCGTCGGTGACTCCATGAGTGGCAAGACATGGATTGCCATGTCTATTCTGGCTGAGGCCGCAAACAATCCAGCGTTTGACGGATACAGGTTGATATATGATGATGCTGAGCGGGGTGCCCGGATGGACATCGCCCAGTTCTTCGGAAAGAAGATGGCCGACCGTTTGGAGATTGTCAATTCCACGTACATCGAGGAGTTCTATTTTGGGCTCGATGATGACTTCAAGGGGGAGAAACCTTTCATACGCATTCTCGACAGTATGGATTGTCTCGACACCTTCGATGACGAGGACAAGTTCAACGAATGGAAAGAAGCGTTCTCCAAGGGCAAGGATTCTAAGGGCAGCTACGGGATGTCAAAGGCCAAGATGAACTCTACCGCCATACGCCGGACGATGAGCCGGCTGGAAGAGACGGGCAGCATACTGGTGGTTATCAGCCAGACTCGGGACGACATCAACCCGAGAACATTTTCGACCAAGACCCGAGCTGGTGGCAGGGCACTGAGATTCTACGCCACAGTTGAGGTTTGGAGTTCAGTTGTGGGTTCCTTGAAGAAGACTTACAAGGGGCAGGATCGCGAGTTGGGCGTCACTGTAAAATATGACGTGAAGAAGAATAGATTGACGGGACGCAAGAGGCAGGTGGAGGTTCCCATATACACATCTGTTGGCATTGACGACATCGGCAGTTGCGTCGATTATCTGATAGCTGAGAAGATCTGGGAGAAGGTGGCAGCCGACAAGAATAAGGGCACGCCGGTAGGGATAAAAGTCACAGGCATCGGCCCCACGATGGTGATGAAGCGGGAAAAGCTGATTCGAACTATTGAGGCCAAGGATCTGGAAGAGGATGTCCGTGATTTGGTTGGTGTTGTTTGGCAGCAAATTGAGAATGCTATCGCCGTCGAGAGGAAAAAGCGTTATGAATAGGATTTCGCCAGAAAGACGTTGGTTGGCCCTGGATGTTTCGAATCTTGCCTACATGGCAGTGTACGCATTCGGCGATTTGAGCTATGAGGGAGCCGGCACTGGTGCAGCCTTTGGCATCCTTCGGAATGTGTTGGAGTTGACAGAATTGTATTCAGTTGATGGTGTGGTGTTCTGCTTCGATCGGGGTTATGGTGTTCGAAAGAAGATTTATCAGGAGTACAAGGGAAATCGTCGGGAGATCAGAAAACGTGATGAATCCGTCGATGAGAAACGGGAAATTCGCAGGGCTGTCACCCGTCAGTTGTACCGGTTGAGAACCCGATACCTTCCCGACATGGGGTTCAAAAACGTATTGTGGCAGGATGATTACGAGGCGGACGACATCATAGCATCTGTTTGTCTCGGGCTGGGAGAAGGTGATGAGGCGATTGTAGTGAGCACTGACGGAGACATGTTTCAGTTGCTTTGCCAACGTGTCATTCTTTGGAACCCACGGAAGAAGAAACCAGTAACAGAGGAATCATTCAGGGAAGAATACAAAACAGATCCTGCACTGTGGCCGATGGTCAAAGCAATTGCTGGCTGCTCTTCGGACAATGTTCGAGGAGTCAAGGGGGTTGGTG